ATCAAGGTGAGTACGCAGTTGCGGCAGGTGCTTGTGCAGCAAGAAATTGTCAACAAAGTGGTGCAGTGGCCATTGGTTATGGAACTGCATCAGGCACTCCGAGCACGGTCACAGTCACCTATGTCAGCGGTGATGGATCAAACACCATCACAGTAGACAACGCTGGCGGTATATATCCTGGTATGTTTATGACCAGTGGAAATTTTGCTAATACCAGTATATTTGTGAATAGTGTTGATCATAACGCTAACACAATCACATTCAGTGGAAGCATAGCCAATGCCGATCCCTTGAGCGGCACATATAGCTTTAAGGGTCAACAAAATACTGGCGCAGTTGCAATTGGACCATATGCTGCTCATTATGCACAACATCCATTCAGTATTGTGATTAATGCAACACCAGTGTCAGCCAACAGTGCCGGTGTTGGTACAACAGTCATACAAACATTAAGAACCGTAACGGGCGGCTCCGCTCCCAGCGGATTTAGTCCAGTTTACTACAACAACGTAACTGGCGAACTAATAGTAGTAACACCATAATAAAGGAAAAACAAAATGTCACAATTTACAATCACAGCACACAGTGCAAAAGCAAATGTAACAGTCAGCAACACTGACACCAAGCGATTCCCAAGTCCGGCCGAGTTTGGTAATATAGAACTAGCTCAACACAATGCCACATTCTATGCCAAAAACCTAAACTGGGAAGATCATCAGCAGGTGTGGGACTGGGTCGGTAACGCAGCACCGGTATAATTATACCACTGTGGGTTTATCGGCTTTGGGAGCAGGGCCAACAACAAGATTAAAATGAACTAAACGTGTTGGCGTTGTAGAGGGATTTCGAGTAATGCTATGCGGCAACCAACTGTTGATAAAAAACATTTGCCCTGGGCGAGGCACAAAAATAGCAGCAGGACTGGCATCAGTTACTACTGCTTTTTCTTTTTCTTCTAGATTGATTTGTCTTTTACCGGCTCTGGGATCATGTATGGCCACTGTGCTTGCACCGGGCGAACAATCCAAAAAGTAAAATCCTGATATTTGATCACCGTGAGTGTGTATGTGCTCGTCGTGCCCTTGATATTGACCGTGTTCTTGAGCCCACATTTCTCGAATGTAGGTACCTAAGTTGTCCATGGCGAATCCTTGATCACGCAGTATGGTCCAAGCAGTTTGAGCAATATATTGAGTGAAGCCGGCCAGTACTGGTTCGTGGGCAAACCCATTTGTTTGAACCGGATACAATGGATCCCAATCTGTTTTGGTGGCTCGGATTTCTTTTAGATATTCTCCTGCCACTACAGAAACTGCAGGTAAAAATTCTGGTGCATCTACAATGTAGACCGGGCTTGGGAAAAAATTGTGTCTGGTGGGTAATGGAGTCATAGTAGTGTACTTATTAAGAGTATATTCTCACTCTAAAAAATTGTAAGATATCAAAAAATACTGTATACTACAAAGATGTTTAATGTAATTCAAGACGCAGTAAATCAGGTGCTTCCTGGCAAACGCAAGACCAGTGCCAGTGGATGGACCAGTTTCAATGCACCCTGTTGTCATCATAGAGGCGAAAACGCAGACACACGTAGCCGGGGTGGCATGATATCAAACGCCAATGGCAGTGTGAGCTATCATTGTTTTAACTGTAACTTTAAAGCCAGTTATGTTCCTGGACGGCATCTCAGCTACAAGTTTAGAAAATTGCTGGCTTGGTTTGGTGCAGATGAAAATACCATCAAGCGTCTGGTTATAGAAGCCATTCGTGTACAGGAAACTGTTGCACCCGAAACTATACAAGAGCCCGCTGAAGAAATTGTTTTTAAGAAACGACTGCTACCTGAACAAGCCATGGAGCTGACACAGTGGGAAGCGTTTTATAAATTGCGATCCGAAAGCGAAAACTATCCGGTTGATGCCAACTACCACGAAGCCGTGATGTATTCGTCAGAACGTGTGAACTTGGCCAAATACGATATATACTGGACTCCGGAAACACAATACAATTTAAACCAACGTGTTATAGTTCCGTTTACTTGGAAAAACGAAACGATTGGATATACTGCCAGAACATTCAATGACACAGTCAAACCCAAATACTACAGTCATTATGAACCCAACTATGTGTTCAATGTGGATCGGCAGTTGCCGGGCAGTAGATTTGTGTTGGTTGTAGAAGGTCCATTTGATGCCATGGCGGTAGATGGTGTGGCCATATTAAGTAACGAGTGCAGTGAAACTCAAGCCGATATTATTGACAGTTTGAGTAGAGAAGTGGTTGTAGTACCAGATGCGGACCGAGCAGGGGCACGACTAATCAACAACGCAATTGAATATGGTTGGACTGTGAGCTTTCCCACTTGGCTAGATGACTGCAAGGATGCCAGTGAAGCAGTTCACAAGTATGGCAAATTATTTGTGCTGAAGTCTATTATTGATGCACGTGAAACGAGCCGTTTAAAAATTGAACTAAAGAAAAGAAAACTATATAATTAGTATGACAAAAGAATATTCACCAGATTTACAAAAATTATTTTTAGAGTTTATGTTGCAGGACGCACAGAGCTATGTGCGAGTACAGAACATTTACAATCCCGAGAACTTTGACAAGAGTTTGCGAGCCGGGGCAGTATTTGTTAAAGAGCACACAGATCAATTCAAAAGTATTCCCACACACGAACAAATTCAAGCAGTGACCGGAATTCAGCTATCGCCACTCAGTCACGAACACACTGAAGGACATCATGACTGGTTCATGAAAGAGTTTGAGCAGTTTACCAAACGCATGGAACTGGAACGTGCTATTCTAAAAGCCGCAGACATGCTGGAAAAAGGTGACTTTGATCCAGTAGAGAAATTGATCAAAGACGCAGTACAAATATCATTAACCAAGGACTTGGGCACAGACTATTTTGCCGATCCCGAAGCTCGTATCAACAAGTACTTTAGCATGGGAGGGCAACAAAGCACAGGTTGGCCACAACTGGATCGATTGCTCTACGGTGGATTCAGCAGAGGTGAACTCAATATATTTGCTGGCGGATCAGGATCAGGCAAGAGCTTGGTCATGATGAATATTGCACTAAATTGGTTGAGCCAAGGTCTAAGTGGTGTTTATGTTAGTCTGGAATTGAGTGAAGAACTTGTTGCGTTACGCAGTGATGCCATGATGACCAGTACCGGTACCAAAGAGATTCGCAAAGACGTCAGCGGCACCAGTTTGAAGATTGCCATGGCCGGTAAGAAATGTGGTGACTATCGTATCAAGGCACTGCCAGCACAGAGCAACATCAATGACATACGTGCATTTTTGAAAGAGTATCAAGTGCAAACTGGCAAACGAGTAGACTTCATGATGGTGGATTATTTGGATCTATTGATGCCGATATCGGCCAAGGTCAGTCCCAATGACCTGTTTGTGAAAGACAAGTATGTGAGTGAAGAATTGCGTAATCTGGCCAAAGAACTCAATGTGTTGTTTGTTACGGCTTCGCAATTGAATCGTAGCGCAGTTGACGAAGTTGAGTTCAGTCATGCACATATTTCGGGCGGTATCAGTAAGATTAATACAGCAGATAATGTGTTTGGTATCTTGACCAGTCGAGCCATGAAAGAGCGTGGACAGTATCAAATTCAGTGTTTGAAGTCGCGTAGTAGTACCGGGGTGGATCAAAAAATTGATCTTGCGTTCAATATCGAAACCATGCGTATCACGGATCCCGGAGAATCTCAGGACAGTTCAGGCGGGTATCGACCCAGTGCCAATATACTGAATCAGATCAAAACACAGAGTTCGGTGACTCCGGGCCCGGAAGTTACTCCAGAAAAGCCCGCCACCGGGCAGTTTAATAGTGCTAGACTACAACAACTAATTGCCGATAGAAAATCCCGAATAGAATAGATAGCTCTGGATAAATATAACTAAATTGGAGTCTATCTTGCAAAAGCGAGCTCGTAGCATACTTGATGAATTAGACACATTGTTGGCACACAAGGATCGTGAGAATCTTGTGGAAAGTCGTGCCAGTCATGTTATTCAAGGTGCTATAAATCTTATTAATTATATACGTGAAAACTACGAGCCCGAACAGGCCGACGAGTTAGAGCGTAGACTACTTAACAGCATCCGAACGCAAGAGCCAGAAAAATTCAAGCGCGGCGTTAGGAGAATGCGAAGTGAAAATTAATGATGTTATAAAAGAAGAAACACGAGTAAGTGACAACGGCACTCCTAACCGTGACATAGAAGCAGAAAAACAGAAAAATGCTGCTCGTACAGCACAATTAACGCAGGCACCACAAGGTAACACACTGGGCGCAGTGGGCAATGTCAGTCCCGGTGATCAAACACAAACCGGTGGCACCGCAGATCCCAATTTAGATCAGGCCAAGCCCGGTGACACTCCTCCAATCACTGCAGGTCCATCTAACCCTATCAAGATTGCTCTTGGTACAGGAACAGAAACTGCAAGAACTTATCCAGATGGTCGTGTTGAACTGTTAGATCCTAGAACTAACCAATGGCAACCAACAAGATCTGACAAAAATGATGAGATAAATCAAGCCATTGCAAAAGCCAAAGCAACAACTGCTGGTGCTCAATCCGCTACACCGGCTGCAAATACTACCGCTCAGACACCGGCCGCTGGCGCTAATAATACTGCCAAGCCTGCAAAACCAACAAATACCAATGCTGACACCAATCCTGGGTTTTTTAAATCTTTGTTCAACAAGAATGCAAGAATGCAACGTGGAGCACGGGCGCAGATACAAAAATATGCTCAACCGCGTATTGACTACTGGTATACCATGATTGGTGCTGATCCTTCAATGGCCAACAATCGTCAGGCCTTGCAACAATATGTACAGGGATTTATCAAGGATCGTATTCCACCAAGAGATGTAACTCCACCAACTGACATGAGTCAACGTGGTGTGGCCAATTACATCACCGATTGGGTTGGTAAATTTACCACCACTGATGTAAATAACATTCAACGCAAAGGTGGCATTGGCACCTTTGGTGCACCCAAACAAGATTATGATCTAGATGTCAATGGTGTGAATTATCACTATTCGGCAACCAACAAGCAGTGGACTGATGAGAATGGCGAAACCTACCAAGAACCCGAGGATGTACAAAAGCTAAACAAATTGGCTTATCAAAAGATGAATCCGCAGGCTGCTGGAGACGAAGCAGGTGCAACAATTGGTGGTATCAAATTACCCAAAGGTGTTGAGATAATTAGTCAAGAACCCATTATCGTTAGATACAAAAACCGCGACTTTGCCATGGACAATCGAGGAGATTGGACCATGCTGAAAGGCGATACGTCAAATTTACAGTCGTTCCAGGCCTTCTTGGATAAAGTAAGTGGCTTTAATGAAAGTGTTGACCTAGCCGAAGTGCTTTGGCAAAAAATGAAGCGAGCACAACAATGTATTTCTTAGTTGAAGGCGGCAACGCCATACCCACCAGCCGACCAGTTGAACAAAGTGATGTGGCCACTGTGGTCAAGATTGCCAAGATGGAGATGCCACCCAGCCTTAAAAAAAGCCTACAAACCGACATTGGTTCAGCCGGATACAAAACAGTTCCATCAGGTGACATTGACTTGATGATTGAAGCCGAAGATGTAGTCAACCTCTACCAAACTGCCGGCGACAAAGATCCAGT